CAACAACTCTTCATCAGAACTATTCAGTTTATCTATTTCATCAAATTTAAGGATAGTCGCCATTTAATCACCACCCTTATTGATTTTCATTTGAATCTTTTGTTTCGTTTAGTGATGTTCTCATTCCGTCGATCATCGGAGAGTTTTGAATCTGATCAGATTCATCTTGCATAATTTTATCACTCGATTCCGAATTGTCAGATTTCGAAATCATACTCTCCTGATATCGCTCAATTCTATCTTTACTACGATTCCAAACCTCGTTAGGGTCATCAAAAGCATTTACCATCTTGATTGCATCTTCACCGTTCACCATATTCTTAATGAGGGTTGCAAGGGCATTTACCTTAGTAGTAAGCTCATAAGACTTCGTTCTCTTGACAGATGGAATTACATCGCCATAGACAAGCGATAGTAACTCGTCATCAGAAGGAATATGAGGGCTTTTTTTGATCACCCTTAAAATAACCTCATATTCTGCCATCTTTCCGCTTTCTTGGAAGCATTGTTGAGCAGATGCAGACATTTCAGCACTTGACCAACCTGTGGCATCACTCATGGCAATCCCTGTTGAACCACCACTATTATCATTCCTTTGCGGAACATTGCATTTTTGGAGAATCAATGCTCGTTTTGACAGTATGTTATTCAGTATTCCGGAATAATCATAATTTATGGAGAGTGGTTTAATAAACGGTTGTCTGCCATCTGGTGTAGTCTGTGTGACAATCCATTCAGATGATTTTGGTGTGATAGAATTTCCATCTTTATCTCTTGGAAATTCACTATCATTCATATGCCACACTGCATCGGTGTTCTGCTGAACCTGATTAAGAAAATCAGATTCAAGATTATTAAGGGCAATCATGTCGTCTATCTGTCTTTCAAAACACCCTGTTCTATCATCATCACGAATCCATTCAACCATGTTGATGATTCCAAACGGATTTACCTCTCCAGAACGGTTTCCATGCCTGTACTTACCATCTTTTTCGTTTTTGATTTTAACTAAATTATCAATCTCAAACCTAAAATCATCGGTAATGCAAGTGAAATATCTGTTTCCGTTCTTATCTTCTCGGAATGTAACACCCATCATTGGTCTTTTATCGTAATAATAATTACTGTAGACCATAAATGACTTTCTTGGGTCAAGCGGTACCGTCACGAAGTATGCCTTACCATCTTCATAACGATCATTGATATCAATGTATTCAAGGCACTGACCACAAATCTCAACATATCGACCAATTTCTTGAATTTTCGTCCTGCAACCATCAGTATCAAGTTGTTTATTAAGCAAGCTGATTGCTTCGGTTTTATCTTCTTCCGTTCCGTCGGCACGAATTAGTGTAATAGAGTTTGACCATTGGAAACCCTTTTTGAAATTTGTAACTTCATTAGCAACATTATCAGTCACCACATTGTTTACATCCGGGCGATACTTTTTCGACCTTTTTGCACCTTGTTCACCTTTTTCAAATTTGATAAGGTAATCAATCTCTGTTGCGTTAGCCATGTGTGTTATCATGGCATCACGAAGAACACCCAATACATTATCTTTATCAATGTATGGAACATCGGTATATATTTTTCGTCTGCCACAAGTTCTCATGACTAATAAAACACCTTTCCAGAACATGATTGTCTTGGTGGTATCTCATGCTCTTTTGAATAACCAGTCGAAGCATTGAACCATACCCAAGCCATACACCTCTTACATCTTACTTTCCTAATATAATCATCTTTTGTGTCTCCATCAGCCAATTTCCTATGGCATTTCGGACAAATGATTATCTTTTTCATTTTTTATCTCCTAAAAATAGCGTGACCAACTATGTCAGCCACGCTAAAATATTTCATATGATAAATATAACATAGAAAAAAATAACAAAAGTAACAAGTTTTATAAATTTATAGATTTTTTATGTGATTTAATTTGTTCTTTTGTTGGTTTCGGAAAATCCACACACATCAAATCAATCATCATAACTATCCATAAACCTCTTGAATGCCATTTTTATACTTCCCTCTGTGTTTCCCTTGATTCTATTTGCTATTTGTTGCCATGACAAATTATCAATAAAACGATACCGAATAATCTGTCTCATTCTGCTATCGTCAATAGAATTAATAAAATCATCGACATCATTCAACACTTCAAGCAACTGATATTCTAGTTCTGCAAGCTTCATTTTTCTTACTTGCAAAGAAAATCTTACCTTGTCATATTCGATAGTCGGGAATCCCTCAATGTGAAAGTTTTGAATGCCACCCATGCCACCTTTAACTACATCATGAACCGCACCTTCTTCATTGATTTTTTCTAAATCTCGCTCCAATAATTCAATTCTAGCACGAATATCCTTAATTTCCTCTTGAATATCGCAATACTGGCTCAATATTTTTTTATCCATAACCACCTCACTAAATCGGGCTGCTCATAATCTGTGCGGGTCCATGATTTCTTTCACGCATCTTCATTCTAATTGCAAAGTTGGAAAGCACATCGGGAACATCATCATGGACATTTTTTCCTGACACTGAATATTTCAAAAGCCATTCCATAAAGATTCCATAGGCACTCTTGCTTGAATAAAGCGATTTATCTTTAAATATAATGTGCTGCTTAATCCAAGAAGAACATTGAAATATTCTAGCCTCTTTATTGCTCTCTGTATATCTAGTTGTGATGTTGCAAATATGCCCCATATTGTCAAGTCTCTGAGAAACTTCAAAAGCAACTCGACCACCGCCCTGATTCGTCTCGAATTCGCAATTCTGAACATTATTTTCGAATAATATATCAGCACAACCTTTATAGTGATGCTCATAGTCTGAATCATCACTACACAACACGTCTACCAGGTAATAATCATCTCTGTATTTCTTAAACACAGGAAGAACCATGAAGTCTGTACCACTATCTTTACAGTCAACCTGTGCAGTTATTTCATCAGCATTTGTATCCGGTAACACAAGATACCTCCTAAGAGAATCTTCTGGGAATAACAAACCTTCTCGCTCGATTGGGTCACTCTTATAAAGACAACGATACGATATTTCATCCATCGTGAGTGCCTGATCGTGAAAAAACTCAACAGACATTCCATTAAATTCATAGTCAAAGTTGCTCTCTCCTGTATTTGGGTCAATATCTGGAATGGCTATTATTCTAGTCCTGTCGCTGTCACCATACAGATCAATAATTCTGCCAATCGGATCCATAACGCTCCATCGCGTCATTATCATAACTTCTTTGACTTTCTCATTCAGCTTTCTCTGTTTCAAGTCAACACCATAGATTCGCCATATTTTTTCTAATTGTGCCGGATTCAGTGCTTCCTCAATTCCGCCAATTAAGTCATCGCAATACAGGTACCTGCTTGCCCTAACCTTTCCGGCATTTTTTGAACCAACACTCGAACATTGAAGCGTACTATACGAACTAAACTTATTGATATTAAATTCTTCCATTTTTGCATTCGTGGAAGTTACCTTGCAATTAGGGAAAATCTCGCTCCACGCATATTCGCTAGATGTTACAATATCTAACACGCCATCATAAAATTTTCTTGTAATATCTCCAGAGTGAGAGAAAAATAAACTAAAATCGCTCGGATTAGGGTACTTTCCAGCTATCCACGATGCAAAGAATTTTTCGCACGTTGTTTTTTGTGTTCCAGGCGGCATTGAAATACAGACCCTGTCAAGCTTATCATCTTCCAAATCTTGCATACCTTGAATGATTCCGTGCTTATTTAATTGTCTTATTTTTGGCTCGTAAAACTTCTCGCACCGCTCCCTGTTTTTTTCCAGATAGAGTAGATAACTGTCAAACCTATGTGGAGCTTCTAGCAACAACGTAGCCCAATACAAATCATTATATGCGTCTACACCTCTTGACAATCGCAGACATTCTTCCTTTACGAATTTTGACACCTCAAATGCAAAATCTCGCTCCGTAGGGCAATCTTGCAGCACATAATAAGCTATAGAGTAATATTTTTCAAGATAAGCGATACCACGATTTTTCATATAACTTTTATTGAGTTGCGATACCGCTTTTTTGTATTGCGAAATCAAAAAACGCACCTACCCTTCCTTTTATTTCTTGGAAAGAATAGATGCGTCACCATATAGAGCCACTTTCTATTCAATATAAGGCTATTTAAAGCCGTGTAATTTTATTAGCGTGTATTTTAACACAATTCCAGTTACAAATCGCCTATAGGCTTTCTCTGTGCATTATAATATACAATATATCCTTCTTTCTTGTACTGAGCAATCTGACCATAAAGAATCTTATCATTAGGTGACTTTTTATTAAGAAAAATTGCGATACCATCTTTTTCGATACAGTAAATTCCATACGGTAAATATTTCGAAATCATTTGCTTTGTGCATTCATACATCTGCTTATTCATCTCGTAAACAGAGCCATCAATTTCTACTACCATACTTTAATTACACCTCTTTATACGGCTCTGGAAGTGGCATCCATGCAATTACATCTTCACTTTTTACAAAATGGTTGTCAAGACGCCATTTATTATCGAATAATCTTCCACAAACAACAACTGTTTCTTTTTTGAATAAACAAGTTGCGATAACGGTTTTTGACACTTTTTCAAACATTGAATCACTCCAAATATTAGTGCCTTTAAGCTTGGAAAATATAGATTTATGTTGTTCTGGCAGTCTCTCGCTACATAAAATCCAATCACTCATATTTTTAACACCTCTACAAAAATGAACAGTCGCATGGCATAAATCCAATCTGTTCAGGAATCGTATCTCTTACTCTTTTCCAAAAAGAAGCTGAATTTTCTTTGTCATTCGGGCAAATACCTTTTGCTTTTACATCCTCATAAACAGGAATTAAATCTTTAAGATATGTGCCTTTGATTATGGAATGACCAATGTATTCTTCGGTTTCCATCGCTTCTTTAAAAATATCTGGTCTTAGGCAATAAACCACATACCAATGTTGTTTGCCTGCCTTTAGACAACCAATACAATTAGCGTGCTTGAAGATCTTGTAAGTCCTTGGTCTTTCAATCCAAATTTCCTCAATATTTTCAATTGTTCTATCCCAATATGCTAAAGGATAATCCGTTCTGTATCCCATCGCACTCATAAGTGCCCGTCTACGCAAAATGCGATGTTCTTCATCAATATCAAAACCGTAAAGAATTGTGAAATCCTCTTTATGTGACGAACAATTTTTATCTAACCATCTGTAAAACGGTTCTGTTTTCAAGTAGTTGGTGCAGAAACTCTGTCCAGCTCTCACTTGAAATGCTTTCTTATTTCTTGCCACTTTAAGAGGTGTTATTTCCTCAAAATCATCAGCATTTGCGTAAGTTATCTCGATTCCAAGATACTTTGCGACTTCGTTTTTAAATCTTTTGATATCCTCATGTTCTACTTTTGAGGATATGTTATGGTTCAAGAGAATTACATTCTCTTTTCCATATTTTCTAGTTGCTTCTACCGCTACAAGTGCGGAAGAATGCCCACCACTGTAGCATACTACATACTTCATGAACACCACACTACAAATTACTCCGTAGCATGGATTACGGTTTCAAGGCTTAACCATAGTATATAGCGAAATCCATAAGGTTATATCCTAGTGTAATTTCACATCATCTGCACTATTCAACCGTTTTGCTAATAGGGATTACTCACCTTCCCATTTAAACCTGGTCTACCAGGTACTTTGTTCATCCTTTCTTTTTTAATTTTAGAATCAAATCATTATTTTTCATATTTTGCAATTAGACCGGCATAATGCCAATCATACTTTTATACCTGTGATACTCTCAAATATCTCCCTATCAAAGTTAGGTATTGACTTAATAACGTCTTTTTTCGCTTCGGAGAGTTCATACCACCATAACTGATTACGTTCATAACTATTGTCAAAAGTCTTTAAGTAGCCACCTGTGGTTTTATATTCAGGATGTTCTTTCTTTTCTTTA